CGCCTCTGCTGGCGCGTGGGCTTCGGAGGAATCCAGGATCCCCTGGTCTGTCGAATTGAGACTTCCATCCTGGGCTACCAGCTTCCTTGAGGATTCCGCGCAGTCGCTCCAGGGATTTCCCGACCTGTGGAATCTCTTCTCCCTGGAACTCAAGCGTGTCCTCCGCCGATTTGAAGATCTGTGGTTGCTCCTTGGACTCCATGTAAGCGCCGAGTCTGGCCGCCATTGCCGGCTGGAAAAACTTCTTTAGGTAATTGGTGGCTCCCGCGGTCTTGCTCAATCCACCCTCAACTGCCTGGCCGGCAGCTTTCGGAGTGTTCGCTAATGCGCGTGAGGTGTTTCCGATTGCGCCAGATCCACCAGTCTTGCCACCGAAGTAGGAATGGCTTCCCGCAGTCGTGAATCCGGCCTTCTGTTTGGCGATATCAGGATTGTATCCAGTGGCTTGAAATTCAGTCAGCTTCCGCGGATCCTCGAGTTTGCCGATCGAGCGCAGCAGGCTGCTGACGGCTCCGCCCACCTTGGCTCCAGTTCTATAACCGAGATTGCTTCCCGCTCTGAGTAGTTCGCCGCCCTCGCTCACGATTGGTTTTGATACCTGGGCTCCCAGCGGGGATCGCGCCATCTTGTAGCCAGTTTTAAGTCCTTCGAGATTTTTGCCCAGCCCCTGCCAAGCCTGTTGACCTACCTTGCCAGCTCCGGCAGCTGCGCTTCCGCCACCCTGACCTTTGAGATACTGGTACGCTTTCAGGCCGCCATATCCAAGTCCGGCGCCGGCCGCCAGTGTTCCAGCGGTCTTCAAGCTGTCGTCCTTTCTCTGTTCGTCGGGGTAGGCGTACTGAAATGAGAGGATCCCATCGAGCATCTTATCCAGGCGAACCAGTTCCCTGGTGTCGCTCATCTTTTTGCTCGCTCTCTTCTCCCTGGAAGGTTTCCAGCCGGTCTTGCGCAGGGTGCCGTAAACATAGGCGTCCTTGTCCTTGATGGATGGATCTGCCGCAGCTTGTCTTTTAAGCTTTCGTTCCAATTTGACTGGCATATCTCTCTCTTTTGTGTCAATCAGCTTATGGTGGTCTCGGCCTGTGTAGAGTCAGGTGAGGGCAACGATGCAAAAACCCGCATCGCCACCTCAGTTCTTCGATTCGTGGATTGCTATGAATGATGGGGCTCGCAGTCTTCCGCTTGGGAATCGTTCTTGGTAACGAACCCGAGCAGTCCGGCCAACGTATTTGTGAAGCTCCCTGCGCGTCTCGTCGGTGAATCCGGTTCCGACTCTGCCCAAGGGTTTGCCGTGTTTGTCAGAATAAATGAAGCCTCCATGCGAGCCGCTAAATTTTCCGCTTCCAGGAAAGATTGAATGGATTTTGACATCAGTTTCCTCCGTATTTTTAACCTTCAACATTTTACCATGTTCAGGATGAATTATTACTCCTTCTTTGGTTAGGGGGTGACGCCCCGCTTTAACCTTCTCATACAGTCTCATGGCCGCCTCTGAGGTGGTTGCCTCCTCAGGGGCATGAAACGTATCCTTCGGCAGATACCGAAGGGTCTGTTTTACCTTTTCCAGCCGTTCTGGATAGGGACCGGTTCGATCCGTCAGATCGAATGGCATGATCTTTAATTTAATGCCAGCTTTTTGCTGTCTAGAAATGGATTCGCCGATATGAGTATTAAGCAGACCTCCAAGGGCTTGGGGCTCAATGGCCCTGCCCTTCCTCACGCCATAAAGTTCGCCGACGAGATCCCGTTGGTGTTCTTTTGGAATTTCGATTGTTGGCCTTCCCCGAAACACACGTTCTGTGTGAATCGGGTGAAGTCCGGACACCTTAGACACACGATGACTGAAAACCTCGGGCCGGTTACCCTTTGTCGAAATGAAAACTAATGCGCCGTCGATTTTCGGCTGCACTGAGACTCGGGTGCCTTCCAGTGCTTTTAGCGTTGGTTTTATTCGCTCAGCAGCAATTTGCTTTGCTGGGGGCTTTAGTGTTGGCGGTGGTTGTGGAGCTCTTCCTGAAATTAGTAAATGGGAGGAAGAACCACCGGAATGGGAACGGACAAAAGCAAGACGGTGAGAACCACGTTTCGAAGCCAAAGTAGCGTGGAGCTCGTCGGGTGTGGACTCAGTGACGAGGGCTTTGCCCAACTCCTGGGTCCGCACTTTTCCCGCGCCGTAGCCAGATGGGATCTCCCCAGACCATCCTAAGTAGGAATGTGGATGGACCGGCTGAGGGTGAATAGCCACTCTCTGGCCTGGTTCTGGAACATTCTTGCGCGTCGCCCAGGACAGGAGGCCGTGTCGCGGCGTACCGATTCGAATATCGCGATGCAGACCAGCTCGTCGTGCCGCGTGTTCCTGCACGGTGTAATCAACAAGCTGTCCTCGGGTAAATCTTGGAAGCGTCTCAGGAGGCTCATTTTCTCTTCGTGGTTGATAGAGTTGCTGAAATTGAATTGGGCTGGATTTTATGTAAAGCGACAATAGAGGTGAAGTTACGCTCAAAGAGAATGGCTTAACCCGAGCCTTGCGAAGTCTCTTGATATATTGCGCCCAGAAGCTGGCTTTCAGACTTCCCTTCGGAGGAAGTTGCTTCGTGAAGGTTCCTGCGAGTGGAGTGTTCTCAAGTGGCTCCTGCCTGCGCCAACGACGGATCCTGTCAGCAATGATGTCACCACGGGCGAACTGGATCGGCGGAATCAGGTGTGACTCTTCCAGGGGGTTCTGGATGACTTTGACGGCCACTCGTTTCCTGCCTTTCCGCTTCAGGTCAGCCAGTCGATGATTGCCGTCGTGGATATGAAACTTTCCGTTCTCCTCATGAACAGTGGCCAGCTTCCTGGTTGGCTTGTACGCCATTCCCTTTAGCTTCTCTTCTTCCAGGTATGGCTGGTAGGACCGAAGATCCTTGATTGCGATGATCTTTCGCTTGGTCCTGGGCCGAGGCCAGAATGGAAGTCCGGTCCCGCTTTTGAAAAACGGGTTCTTTACATGCCCAGCCTGAGGTGGGGCGAGCAGGTGCGACGGCGGTAGGTTGAACTCATGCATTATCGAACCGTATGGAAGGTTCCGCGGATCTCCGCTGCGCGACTGGCGATCTTCTTCTCCAGGTCTTCCATGGCTTTGTTGTGCAGTGCTTCGCGGTTCAAGTACCTGTGGATCCCGTACACGGTTCCACCACCGACCCCTATGCCTGTGCCACCGACCGCCAGGGCTCCAAGCGCAGCTTCCCTGAAGTGCTTCTTCTCGCGGAGGGTCTGTTCGCGCCTGGGCTTACGAAAGTGCGGTTTCACCTGGACCCAGTCGCCATCCTGGAAACGTATCTCGCTCAATAGCGATCGCATGCTCGTCGGAGGAATGTCCGGTTCGAATTTCTTCTTGTGGATCGCTTCCACCGCCTCCCTGGCAGGGCTGATCTTCTTCACCTGCTCTTTCTGGTGTGAAAGTTGTGCAGCTCGGCCGGCAAGGATCTCCTGTTCGCGCTCGATCTGCTCGAGATGCGCTTTGCGTTCAGCGGGATTGGTGACCTTGATGCGACCAGTCGGAAGACCGGTTTCGCGATATCGCTCCAGACCTGCCTGGACATGGCCGGTTTCCTTTTCGATCGAAGCACTGGCTCCGCCAAGTAGTCGATCTCGCATGGATCGATACTCCGTCCTGAGTTTGCCACCCTTCTCTTTGAGTTGACCAGCTCGAGCTGTAAGTCCAGGGAAGTGGCGCTTGACCTTGGATTTGATCGCGGTTCGCACATTGCCAGGAGTCAGGACATTGATGGCGAATTGCTCAGCCTTACTGGGAGGTAACTTCAGTTCCTCCAGTCCAGCTCCCACCCTTGCGAGGCTTTTCAGTTTGCCGATGCCTTTGGCAATTCCAAGGGCTCCGACAGTGGCTCCTCCGACATAAAGTGCTCGTTTGACCCAGGGCTTCTTATATTCCGGAGTTTTCGGCCGACCACGTTCATCAATGACCAATCCTTCCTTGGTCTTGGGGGCTCGGAGATCCCGATGGATACGTTCAGCTCGTCCCTTCCATTTGAGGAATGCCTGCGTCCGACTAGCGGGATGGCGGAGGAAGCGGCTGGCTTCCCGCACATAAATTGGATCCTTGGGCTGGTCTGCGGAAATGTATTGCTGGAAACGGATCAACGGAGTTCGGTTGGAGAGGATGTGCCTCTTCGCCAGGATTCCAGCCGATGCGAGTCCTGCCGCCTGCCATGGGATCCGCTCGATTCGTTTGGATCCAATCGATTCCTCGCCAAATGGATCCTTGGTCCGTTGATGATGAGCAATCAGGGCTGCTTCAGTTAGTGCACCCGCCGCACCTCCTGCGGTCAGTGAAGACTTCAATCCCAGACCGGTCTTATGCCGCAGGAGGCCGGATAGTGCAGCTCCAGCTGCAGCTGAACCTGCAATGTTTCCTTCCTGGCGAGCGATCTCATGCTGTCTGACCAGTTTGCGATAGCGGTCCTGCGCGACAGTCACCTTCCGCTTTCCAGGCATGAATGGAGTGTTGTAACCCTCGGAATCGAAAGTCATGTTTGGTGCGGCCATTAGGATCTCCTTCGGAATTCTGGCAGCCATTTCCTGCGTCTTCTTCTGCCTTTGTTTCTGTTTGAATGCTCTAACAAATCGATTCAAGCCGTAGCCGATCGTTCCGGTTGCCAGTCCTCCAACCGCGCCGGCCGCGAGGGCTCGACCAGGTCCAGTCTTGGGGTGAAACCATCGGACTGCCCTCTCCGTCACGGGGAAGGCAGCCCCCGCCTCTATCGTGCCGATGGCAATGTCACGCTTGGTTGTATCCGGTTCCTCATCCGGAGGAGCCTTGAACCGGATCTCTTTCAGTTTGGATGAAACCTCAATGTTGGGATTCCCCAGAAATCGTTTCATGAGTGGTCGGCGGATCAGCGGCTCAACGCCTGCGAGCACTCCCCCGTAAAGTGCACCGCGTTGAGCGCCGACCAGCGCCGACTGTCCTCGCGTCTTGCCAGGATCCGGATGGATCGCGCTTACCGCGGCGTCCGCAGCGGAGAGTCCTCCGACCAAGGATCCGGCAGTGATGGCCTCACGGCTGAAATTGGGATGCAGCTGTGCCCATCCCTTCAGCTTCGACTGAATATTGCCCAACGCGCTTTGAACGCCTGGAGCTTCGAATTCATGTTCCTTTTTGCGTCTCAAGAGTTTGTAGCCTCCCAATGCTGCCAATCCTGCTGCGGCGATACCACCGCCGACTTTAAGTTTCCTCCCGACAGCTCTCATGGCCGGATACGCTGCTTTGACCTCGGGCTGGTAAGACGGCAGCTTCTTGACCAGGTGAGGGAGCAGAGCCTTGCGTATCTTCTCCTCACCGCCGGTATAAACCTCACCGAGGTTCCTATGGTGGATGTAACGTCGATGCTGCTGTCGGATCCAGTCTTCTGTGGTGTCCAGATGCCCAGCCAGTTGCTCAGCTTGCCAGTCTTCGATTCCGGTGGAGTTGGGATGGAAGACGCCTTTCTTGAGGTTTCGGACGGTGTCTCGAACGGTTTGTCCATATTGCTGGTGTTTCCTTTCGAACGCTTCCGTTAGTCTATCATCAATATTCTGGCTGATGGCCTTGGCCCTGGCTTTGTGAGTGGCGGCAATTTCCCCAACTCTGGCTTCCCATTCCTGATGGCGCTGGACCAGTTGTCCTGGATGGATTGTTCCGCCAGGAACAGGAATGTACGGCTTGATCGTCGGTTTCTCGGGTTTGTAACCGCGGGCGATCTCGACATCGGGCACCTTCTCGCTTTCCTTCCATCGTTTCTTCCACGCGGTCTTGGAATATGGTTTCAGCGCCGGCAATCCCATTTCTTCGCGACGCTTGGAGCGGTAGAGCTGCAACAGTTTTCTCTGGCCACGCAGTCGGTGGGCGAGCTCGTCGCGCAATCCCTGCGCCTGCTTGCGCTCGATGTCAGCAACTCCCTTTTCCAGGAATCGGGTAGGGAATCCTTTCTTCGGTTTCTCGCGAACCTGAATCAGGTTGGGAGTCAGTCCGGCCTGCACCCTGGCTTCATGGCTGGCCAATGGATCGCGGAATTGTTCCGATCGCACACTCACCTCTTCTGGGGTGAGTGATTTACGCTTATGCGGATGTTCGCGATGCTTGTAGATGTATTTGATCTTGCTGGGCTTGGCAGCTTCCTTTGGATCATAAAACCCTGATGTGCTGACGCCTTCGTAATCGGCTCCTCTGACTGGAGTCTTCCTTCCAGTCTGCCGTGGGAGTTGCTCAGGAGGAGGTGGTTCCGGCGCCTTGGGTTCAGCGACCCGTTCTCGCTCCTGAGCAGAGATCCCAGCTCGGGTCTTGGAAAACGGATTGACCATCTTCACAATGCGCTGCATGAAACTGCCTTCTGGTCCTTCTCTGCGGATCCTGCCAGGACGCAGAACTTTCTGCTTGAGCTGCCTCAAGCCCTTCTTCTTTGTCGCCTCGGTGGGGCGATAGTGCTTCATCGCCTCCTGCACTTCTCTATGGACATCAGGATCGAAGCCAGGCTCTCCTGGTTCGGCCAACAGAGGATCACCGACCAGGTATTTGCGAGCGTAACGGCCGGCAATGAACTCGATCAGGTCTTCCCTGGAGCTGAATTGGATCCGACGAAGCATCGGATGCTTCACACCCTTCGTTCTCAGACGGTATTTCGTGAGCGTTGCGCGTCGCGTAGCCATCTCACCGTCACTTCGAGGCACCGCATCCGAGGTGTCAAACATACCAGACCATGTCTTGTCAATCCATTCCAAACCAACATTTTTTAGCTAGGGCTAGCTAAGCCTAGCTAGGGCAAAAGGGGGGGCGCAGGGGGTGGAAAGCAAGAGGGGTGGCGAAGGCCATCCCAGAAACAGAGTTGGTTTGGCAATCGACGTCAGGAATCGTTCTTGAGGTCGATGGCTAAACACAGTCATCGGGAGCCGCCGACTCAATTCGGTACGCCTCCGTTGAGGCGTTGATTAGTGACAACTGACATATGACCAACCCAATAAAAGCGGCCAGGACGGGTGTCCTGACCTACATTAATGAGAAGAGCCACCAACTGCTGACCACCACGCGCAAAGAGCGCAAGGCGGCCAAGAAATCGGTAAAGGTGGCTCGCAAGATCGAGAAGCTGGAGCGCCGGCTTAACCGCCTCCAGATTCCGTTGACTTCGTAATTCCTGCGCAGGGATTATGCGGGTGGGGTCCAATCCCCCACCCGTAATCTTTAAGCCTTCTCTGGCTGTGGAACGTCCGGAACGAGCTGGTCAATCGCCTCCGCCCTGGTGCCAACAGCGTTAATCGCTGCTTCCAATTCAGGGGTGATCGTACCACCTGGACCGCCGGCGGCAGCAAGTGCGTCTTTCAGGGTTTGGATCTCCCGTAGGAGCGCATCGGTTTCGTTGCTGATCTTTACCAGCGTTTCATTGGTTGCAGTTAGTGCTGCTGTTGCTTCTGCTTGGGTCATTGCCATATGGTTGTTTCTAGTTGGGTGTTAATCCTGGAGGGACATTTTTATCAGGAACCTTGTCATCAATCTGTTTTGCCAGCTTTATTGAGGTCAGGATCTGGGCTTCCAATTCGGGCAAAACAAACGGAGGAACATTCAGCTTTATCTCGTCGATCTTTTGAAGAATCAACAGATGTTCTTTGTGCAGACTATCGAATTGCTGAATAAGCCATAATTTTTCGATCGGAGAAGCTCTTTTTGTAGCCATAGGTTAGTCACAGGGTTCCCACCAGTCCGAACAAAATTCATCACAAGGATGTGGGAGGCGATTACTGCCATGATACTCAATATAATAACGATTACGACAAGTCATTCTGTTCTTGCCGAGAAAGCGGCAATTCGCGCAGCAAGATCCACCTTTTGGAACGCGCAGTGCTGGCTCATGATTGCGTGGATAGGATGGTTCTTTCTCCTTCAGCTCTATCAGGCCGTCCAGTAACGTACTGAGCCTGGCCTCGCTCATTTGCGCGATTTGCTGACCGATTGTTGCCTGGCGCCCTGCGGTTGCTGGCCATTGGCCTTGCCGTGGATGGCTTCCAGCTTCTTATTGTCCGGCTCGTCAGGAACCATCTTCTCGGCGATTTCAGGCGGAATCCCGAATGTCTTTTGCAGCGTGTGCTTCGCGGCGTCGCGATCCATCTTTCCTTCGCCGACCGCCTTCAGGAGGTCAATCAATTGTTTCACGCCCTTATCGCCCAGGGCATCAATTGTGCCTGGAGGCGGCGGCGGCTGCGGTGGTGTGTTCATGGCCGCCTTCTGCATCGTAATGTCTGGGAAGAGTCCTCGAGCGAAGACTTCCACCGGCTGACCCATCTCCGCGCCGACCTGGACAGCCTCATTCGCCGTCTCAGCATTGGAGACAAAGACCTCCCTTGGACTCCTCCCGTACTTGCCGGTAATGTCGCTGATCGGGACAATTCCTGCGGAAGTGGCAGCAATGTCCGCTTCCATCTCATACCCTACATCGGTCTGGATGGAGAGACCAAAGTGCCACTCCGCTTTCCTCCACAGTGGATGTGGAGGCAGTTGTCCTTGCATGATCCCCTGCGCAATCACTTTCTGGCGAACGCGATTCAAGACCCTGTTGATCAGAATCTGTTGCCAGTACTCGATGCGTCGTAGGGCTTGTTGAACTTCAATCCGCGCTGTGACACCTCCTAGTTGCGCGAGATCCCAAACGAATCCATATGGTAAGTCCAGGGAGACCGCCATCTTGCGGATCACAGCTTGAAGGAAGGCCATGAAGGCACCACTGGGCCGAGCTGGTGGGGCGAGCATGTTGAACACTTCGCCCTCCGCCATCCGAAGGATCTTGCCATATTCGGCCGGCTGCGTCGGGGTACCGTCTGCGGTTTTATCGCTCCAGGCGTTTGCACCCTTGTTCGCGAACGGATCGCGCAGTCCCACAAGGGCTGCCCACTGGCTTTGTGTTTTTCCTGCAATTTTTTCGAACTCTACCCACTCTCGGATGTCTCTAGCATCGTTAAGAAGACGTAACAACTTCGTTCTCCCGCGGTATTCATCTGGACGATCTGGATCATGGAGGTGGATAAATGCATCAACCGGAATCTCCTGTGGATAAAGGTACTGATTTGTCCGAGTGCGTCGGAATATACGAAAGAATCCTATCCGACCTGTATCGGGATCAAGCCCAACTCCTCCAATGTAATTTTCTTGAACCTGCTGCTCAAGGGGCGAGCCAATACGATCAGCTTCGACACATTGAAGGCAAAATTCGCCAGTTGGAGAAAGTTCTGGAGCAACTTCGATATAGCCAAAGTCTCCGTCGATCAGGAATCCCAGAAACCCAAGCTGGACCAGCTTTAGAAACCTGTTCCGCCCAGTAATGTCGCATCTCATCGAGCCATCGTCAGCAGGCTCATCCCCGCACCAGGCTTGCCAGTAATCGTTGTAAACTTGATCGACCTGGTCATCTCCCGTGAGCGGCCGTGAATTGATCCTGCCACAGGTATAGAGAACAATCCGTGCCATCATCCCACCCAGGAATTCAAACTTGCAAAGATCCCTGGCGTCCCACATGGCCTTCAACCGGTCACGATTGGAACGCCAGGTTTCGGCGGATGCCTGCCCAAACAATCCTCCACTCTGGCTTCGTCTCTCAGGAAAATCGTTGTATCCGAAACTGAACTGGTGCTCGAAGTGACGAGCCTTCATCCGGACCAGTTTCTCGACGGGATTGAAGAATCCGACAACGCGGTCCCAGGCGGTCAACCGCTGGTCGGGCCGCTTCCCGTCCTCGAGCCGTTGGATATCTGCCATTAGTACGTCAGCTGATCAGTTGTGCCAGCCGGCTGTCCTTGCGGTATGCCCGTACTGAAGTCGGTGAGATAGATCCCTTCGTAACCCTGCGGGATCCCGCTGCCACGCTCGTTCAGTACGAATTGAATCGCCTCGAGCTGGCGCTGGATGGCATTCACATCGCGAGTGAACGATTTGGATCCGACCGTCTGAGAAGAGTAGGCGCTCAGGTTGGACAGGTGGCCCTGCAACTTAGCCTGCATTGTCAGCAGGGTGCCAGTGTCCATGCCTCTGAAAACAAGCAATAGACCGCCGTCAGCCATTTCCCCAGCAGATTATGTCAATTTCCCCAGAACGTAAACAACAAACCAAGGAGTAAACCAAAATGACGCAAAACAATGGATGGGTAGCCATGGTCGAGCAGATCCCCGTGGATCAGGCAGCCAAGGCTACGAGTGACATCAAGAAGTTTCTGCTCAAGAAAGTGGAGGTGATCCGCGAGCGCAGGAACACGATAGACCAAATCACCAAAAACAAGCGGCGAGAACAGATCCTGGAGGATTACAAAAAAGCCTTCGGATGGCCGAGATTCAAGAAGCAGCTGGATGAGCTCGAGAAGAAGGTCAAGGATCTGAAAGAAAAGATCACCCAGGCTGGCTTAACCGTTCACGGCGACCTGATCAACATCAAGGAAAAGTATCCAGACCAAGACGGTAATATGACCGTCTATATGGAAGGCACCTGGATCAAGATTCCGCCGGACACGCTTCTCAAAGCCGTGGAAGGCGAGATGGAGCCGTTCGGACTCTTCGACCAACTGGAGACCAGGATGATGATGGCCGGCACTGTAGGTGAAGCGATGGCCATCGTTAACGCCTTGACCGGTGCCGAGGTATTCAAGATCGACACCGAGACGTTGGGACTTTCCTCCCCAGGACAACGCAAACAACTAAAAGATAAGGAAACCAAATAAACAATGGAAGCAAAACTGAGAAAGACCCGATGGGGCGCATACGAAGTGCGTCTCACCAAACAATGGGTTCCTAGCGAGATCGGCGACCTGGCAATCAGGTTCGCCACTCACTTCGGGATCGTAGCCGCAAAAACAGACGGCCAGGACCAGGCCGGCAGGGCGAAACTCGAACTTCAGACAGTTGAGGAGATCGTGGAACGTTCCTGCAGTCTGGCCAAGGCGCTGGTCGAGCGGATGGAAAAAGAGGGCTGGATCGTGAAGTGTCCAGATCTTCCGGATGATGCCGAGGAGCTCGGAGACATCATGCCGGAGAAAGACCTCAAGAAGGTTGAGCCGCCGGAAGACACAACAACGCAGGGAGGATCTTAATTAAACCTGGCGCCAGGATCTTCCACGGTTCTGGCGCCTTACCTAGAAGGACCAAACATGAAGAGAGACCAAATGATAGAGCGACTGGTATCCGCGGATTGCGCGGATCGCAGAACACTGCAGGGGAAAAGCAACTTCGACCTGAGGTTGTTTTACGAAGAGGCTCGGCCGCTGTGGGAGCGCCACAGGGTGCTGGTGCAGCGAGCCGATCGCAGGATCCATCGGATCAAGAAACAGAAGGAGGATGCCCAGAAACTGTGGGAGTGGTCCTGTGCCAGGATCAAACGGACAGGTCTTCCCAAGGATGACTATCCGTTCCCATCGCGGGCCGTGGCATCGTGGCTGATCAAAATCAAGGAGGAGCTCCGTGAACAGAACCAAAAAGCGCGGTCACAGGTATAAGCTCACCTGGACCATGAAGAAGCATCCAAAAGGAATGTCCAGGGAGGAGCTCCTTAAATACCATCACCCAGACGAACCAGTTGGGGGCTGCGATGCAGCACTTCTCTGTTCCATGATCTATCACGAAGATGGTGCCTTTTCGGTTTACTTCATCGGGGTAGATGGCAGGGAGGAGGGCGAGATAAAGGAAAATCTGGAGGACAATGAATGGTTCAAGGTCTGGGCGATGCTGGCTAACCGGCTGGCAGAATCCAAAACCTTGGAGCAAAGAAAGAAATCACTTTGTGCCGCCGCCATGGAGGATGTGCGGTTCAAAATATTCGGAATTGCAAGAAACTGATGAAACTCGAAAGAACATTCGTGATCCGGCCGGCGTTCGACAAGCGCCACGCGGATCCTGACAAAAACTACGGCATTCATGGAGCTGAGATGCTGTTCGTGTTGAAGGGCGAGCTCGGAGCGGTCCAGTTCGTTCTCTACACCAACTGGATGCTTCCACACATCTACGAGGAATGGAAAAAGGAATACGGTGACAGATGGCCTTGCGTATTCTCCAAACCCATTCCCGCGGATGTGGGTTACCACAGTCCCAAGCCGATGTACGAGGGACAGGAGCCAATCGGGAGCAAGAAGACCAACAAGGAAGCCATGAGGCGCAACACTGAGCGACTCATGAAAAGAGAAGGGATCGAGGATCTCGAGCCTTTCTTTGAGCCCACCGGCACCTTCACGCCATGCGAGTGGCTGGATGGTAAGCCGTGTTATTACGATGGTTCGGGCCTTGCCGCGGAGGAGTATTTCAAGCTCCTGGTCAGCGAAGGCTCGGAGGCGGTCTGGAAGAAATTGGAAGAGTATTACGAGGAGACATTCAATGCACAATTACCCGAGGGAGGATAAGTGTCGCTACTGTGGGCAGCATCTGGGCTATGTCATGAATCCGGTCGGAGATGCTTTTG